GTTGCTTGTTCTGGAGTAGCTTGTTGGCCACCTTGTGCCATTTGTGCGGCAGTTGCATTCCACTGATCAATTGCTTTTTTAACAATAGCACCAGTTTTATCTGCTTGCTTGTTAGCGGCGTCTTGTGCACCGTAAGCGGCTTTAGCACCAGCTAGGCCGCCGCCTTGTCCCAATCCCTTGTAGCCTGCGGCTACATTTTTAGCAAAATCTAGTGGGCCTTCATTTATGATAATTTCGTTAGTTTTCATTGCTTCGCATTCTCCTAATTCCGCGTGTAAACTTGGTAGGATCTTGCGAACGAATACTGTTGAGTAAACGGCGTTCTAACTCATCGGCTTGTTCAGCGTCAAAGTTCTCTTTAATGTAGTTAATTAGATTTATAGCACCGGCGATAACATTACTGGCACGTGATTCCACAAGATTTCCCTTGTCTTTGTGCTGTAATAACCCGTCTAGCTCGTCTAAAATACTGCGAGTACGCTTTTGCAAGATTCTACTCCAATTTAGTTATATTTAGTTGAAATATTATTCTTTGGCTTTCAAACCTGCAAGCATTTGTTTGAGCTTGTTGCTTTGTGCTTCGCCTGTGACTTTAGGCACGATTTCCCCAGTATCTGTATCCACCGTTTCTCTACTGGTAACGCTGGTACTGGTTTTAATTTTATTCAAAATACTGCTAGCCTGCACTGGGCCGCCTGAATGTTCTTGTGCATCTGGGCCCGGATCTGTAATACGCATGGTTTCAATATTGTACTCTAAGTCAACTTTCATGCCCACACCGTTACTACTACGAGTTTTCATCAACTGAATTTGATAGCGTCCACGCTCTTTCATAGCACGGCTTGTAAAAATACCAAACACGTTATCGGCTGTGTTGATCTTTGAAATACCACCAGAAATATGGCTATGGTCAAATTCAATTTCTTCTACAGCACTACGATTTAACTGCGATGCTGTTACTAGTAGTACACCTAGTTCTTTAGACAAGTTACGCAATTCTTCTGACACATACTTGTCCTTAACAAACAAGTCATTGGGACTAACTTTTGCACTTACCGGCATTAGCAAGTCCAAATAGTCAACCATCATAAAGTCAACTTTGTTGCCTGTTTGAATTTGATATTCTTTAACAAAACTGCGAATGTCGTTGATGTTGCTTTGTGCTGGCAGGGATTTGATACGATATGTACCAGACTTTTTACCTACCATTCTAATTTTTAATTCTGTGCTGTCAATGTCCTTGCGAATATCTTTTGTGCTGGTATTGGCCAACATAGCGGCTGTACGCAATGCACACAATTCTTCACTAAGTTCTAGGGAAATATAAACACCGCTGAGTCCTTGTTGTAACCAGCTGAGTGCAATATTCATCATAACCAAGGATTTACCAGAACCAGATCCACCTGCAAAAATGTTTAGTTCGCCACGGCTAAATCCACCGTATAAGATCTTGTCCAAAGTAGGCCAACCTGTGCTAACCTGTCCACCTTGATTAAAGTATCTGTTAAGAGCATCACCGGCTGTGTTAAAGAAGTCTGTGCCAAGGTCTTTAGTTAAACTAATCTGTACTGCATCCTTGATTAGTTTTTCCACAGGATCATACTCGCCCTTTTCCAACAAGTCTGCGGATTTAAGAATAGCACGTTCTAGTTCTTGTCTGCGAGTAAACTGTTCAAACTCGCTCATGAACCATTCGTTGTGCTCGGACATTTCTCCAGCAGGTTTTAGTTCAACACCTGTGGTTGCACGAATCTGTTCTATAGTGGGAAGGGTGCTGTATTGGGCACTATAGTCTGTGATAAATTTTGCAGTTTCACGTAAACTGCGATCAAAGTTTTCAGCATTGTAGATGTTCTGTACACGCACAAAGTTCTGTGCGTCATTCAACATCATTTCTAAAAATAATTTTTGTAATTCTGGACTGTATTCTTTAGTTGACATATATTATTAATTATACAATTTTTTCTTGAGTAACTCAATTTTAAGTTTGCCAGTTTCTTTTGCGGCCAATATGCTTTTTAGAACAAACAACTTACCTAGTGCTTCTACTGCACTACCAACATCTTTGTAGTCTTTTTGCCAAACAGGATAGCTAACATGCCATCCATATTCTATAGCCGCATCAACTAACTTAGTGCCTGCACGATCAGCATCGGGTACAACAATAACTTCCTTGCCTAAACTATCAATAATGTCTGCTTGTACTTCACTACACTCATTGCTTAGTACTGCAATACCATCAATGGCTATAGCATCAAACGGGCCTTCAACTACAATAACAAACTTTGAATCTTTCGATTGTTTGTCAATGTTGAATACATAGTTGGGTTCGTAGTTAGAATGATACTTGGGTTTTACTGTGTCATCAAATGTTCTGGCTGTGTATCCAATAATTTGATTCTTCCATGTAAAAGGTATAATCACACGCTTGTGTAAATTATACTGTGTCTCTGGAGTCCAGTAAAAGTCGTACTTGGTTAAGTCTACATATCTATCTGCTAGATAACAAACACCTTTATGAAATCCTTCTGGTACATCTTGATCTCCATTGAGTGTATAGAATGTGTTTAAGGTCTGTAGCGTTTGTGCTTGTTCAGGTAAGGTTCTTACTTTAAATACGACTTCTTCCCGTTCAACTTTTTCTAGTTGTTCGGGTGCTACTAATTCCTTAACACGAATAGCATCAATGACTAGACGCTTGACTTCATTTTCACTAGCACCAAGCCAGCTTAATAGTTTACGGAATTTATATGTTAAGTGACGACCGGGTACATAACTGGCTTTGAAGTTACAGTTAAAGCAGTGATAGCTTACACCACCGTCGGCATTGGCAACTAGTCCACCACGACCACGTGTGTCTGCTGACTCGCCATTATGATGACAGCAAGGCGCATTGAAACTAATCCAACCCGAAGTTGCATTAGTTTTCTTTTTAGCAGGAAGTAGTAGCTTTACGGCGTCTTGAATAGAGTTCAACATTCCAGTTAGTATACACTAAAACAATACTAATTGCAAGGTTAAACTGTTTTGATTTTAGCCAGTTTTAAGAATTCAAATAATTTGATATAGTACCAACCAATATCAAGTTCGAACCAACGACGGCTGAATTTTGGACTAGCTGGATCTAAATGATGATTGTTGTGCAGTTCTTCGCCGCCAATTAGTATACCAACAGGTGCTATGTTACGACTGTGATCCTTGGTTTCCCCGTTGCGATAGCCCCACCAATGTCCAATGCCATTAATAAAACCTGCGGCCCAGAATGGTATCCAAATCATCTGTATACCCCAAACTAATAATCCCCAAGCACCAAACAGGGCCAAATCTATCATTAACATCAGTATAAATCCATGTCGGTGATAGCGGGTATAAAAAGATTCCATACGATCATCGGGTGTGCCCATGCCATACTTCATTACCATTTGGGGATCTTTAGTGGCTTGATGATACAAACTCCACCCGCTTAGTAATAATCTCTTGATACCAAACAAATGCGGGCTGTGTGGATCGCCTTCTACATCGGTATTTTGGTGATGTTTACGATGCACAGCTACCCACTGCTTAGTGGTCATGCCTGTAGTAAGCCATAACCAAAATCTAAAGAAATGTGCTAGTGCAGGATGAAACTCTACTCCACGGTGTGCCTGACTACGATGTAGATACAGCGTTACCGACACAATAGTAATGTGTGTCATTAGCAGAGTGATTAATATTAGTTCCATCCTATATTTAGCCTATAAATATCTTGATGAATATGCATGCAGATCGAGACTATTGGACCAATTTAACTTGGCCTGCGGCGCCCAACGATGCCGATTATGGAGTTTTTGAAAGATATTGTACAGGTCGTGTGCTATTATTAGGTAGCACTCAACTGCTACTGCCATTGGCTACAGAAGCATGGGATTTAGAGCCTAAGTACGCAGATCCTAAGATTAAGAATAAAGATTGGTTTGCATTAGATGAACATTGGGACACTATTATTGTAGACGGCGCATTAGCATTTGGCAAAGATTACTGTAATCGATTACTAGAAGTAGTATTACCAAACTGCGATAGATTTGTAGCCCGTGCTTTTCTAAATCCTAACTGGCCCACAAAGTATGCCTGTTATTTCCCCCGTGCCGAAGAACTCGACCCGCAACCACAAGAACATCCAATTAACGAAGTTTATACATTTTATATATGGAACAACCTACAATCCTAGCAATGTACTCGGGCGGTTTAGACAGCCTGGGCATGATATACAAACTACTAACCGATCCCGAGTATCAGGATCACGGCCTACATATTCACCACATACACAATCGCAATGTAGAGAATAGAGATCAAGCCGAAGCCATTGTGGTACCATTGGTATTAAAAGAACTCAAACATATGGGGTACAATTTCGAGTACAGTGAAAGTGAAATACGAACACAACCATACGGCAGTAGATTCTTATACGACACTGACAGCATCAACTTTTTTGCTGGATATATTTGTTCAGCCAATCCCAATATAGTAAAGGTTGCTATGGGCATGCAGGCCAACGATTACAACCTATCGCTTGAAGATCGTCGACGACGTGCCGATGCTATACTAGCGGCATTTACACCTGTTGGTAAAATTTATCCTGTATTAACTATGACCAAGCGTGAGATTTATGATATGTTACCAGCAAATTTGCGTAATATGTTTTGGAGTTGTAGGCGACCAACCTACACAGAAAAAACTGTTGTACCTTGCGGACAATGCGATACTTGTGTCAAACTGCGTGAACAGGCCATACGCTAGTTCTTGAAGTTAAATGCTATGCTGACCCTGACTTGGTTGCTGGCGTTAGGTCTAACTCTATGCTCTAACGAGCCGGGAAATACTAGTAAGTCACCTGCCCGGGGTGTTTCAGTCCAATATGCGGCACCTTGCCTAAATTCTATTGCACCACCGGGTACTGCAACATACAATACTGCTACCTTGTCCCAACTATGATGAGCATGCCAGCCCGTGTATTCGCCTGGGGTGTTTACATTCATCCACCAAGAGTCTATAGGACCTTGTTCTGCTTGTACTTGCTGGTAGGTCGACTCAAACCAAGAGAAAGGCTGGCTAGTGTAAGGCACACTTTGCCAGCCTCTGCCCCCGCGATCTCGGGGATTTAGTTCACGCTGTAGCATGATCTGCTCACGGAGTAGATCAATATCCGCCAGTGTTACCATTGTGACGCATGGTCCAACTGCTCATACAGTCTAGAGGTAATCCTGATCCTACTAACCCCATAAAAAGTTGACATCTTTCGGCGCCTGACCATTCTTGGAATCGCATTCTGATGGGATAATATAAACCATGACTTAAAATTACGCTGTTGGGGTTTAGGTGACTGCCGTTGTTAGACCACAATAGTTTATTGTCGAAGTTAGGATCCAGTGCCGCAGTTCCGATCCAAAACATGGCTACATCATCGCTGTCTACTAACAAGTTGTAAACGCCAGTACCAGAGTTGCTTACCTGAATGTATCCTTTCCATTCCATACAGTAGTTTTCGCCTGTAGTAATCGTTCCAAAACTACCGTAGACATCTACTGTACTGGCGTTCTCTGTGCCGTTAAATAAGCTAGGATTATCGTTGCCGTTGACACCAGAGATGGACCACTGACCTGTGTATATTTTTCTCATCCATCCAGCAGAAGCATTGTCTATACTGGCTACGCCACTACCTGGATCATAAGCACTGCCCTGAGCCGACCACCCTGCTGAATTTGGCCAACTAGTAATATAGTCGCCTGTGCCGGGCTCAGGACCAGCTCCGGTGTAGCCGCCACTTCCGCCACCGGAAGTGTTACTTGCTAATATAATCTGCGATACGGGCATGGCTGTTCCTTAATCTGGTTGAACATTACCGGAAATGATCCAACGATCACGACCAATCTTTAGTAGAGTTGCCATACCATAATTGGATAGTTGGTAACCACTGTAATATCCCTCGCCTGCCAGCATAACACTTATACTGCCGCCTTCTTGATAGATATACACATTACCGCCTGAATCGTTAATAATAGTAATTACTGTACCAATCGGAAACTCTACGCGAGCATTATAAGGAATATAGATGCTGTCACCGGTGCTGTTGCATAAGATATGATGTCCACGATCTTTCATGCCCAATGTATATTTCTGCCCAACATAACGGCGCTGTGGAATATCTGTAGCACTGGTGCTCTGACGTGTGCCATCAGCAAACACAATGCTACCACCATCTGTGTCATGCACTGTTTCAATGGTCAACGGTGGATAGTAACTGTTAATATAAAAGTCACCTGTGCCTACGGTGTATGTAGCGTTGCTGTTGATGTAGACTTCTTCGCCCTCGTACAATGGGCCGGCGTAACCTGTTTCTAAATCAACTGTATCAATGTTATAGTTGATATCTTGGTCAATACCAGGCTCACCAAAGTAATTGTCCCAACTAGCGGGATTAACGTCTTGATAACGGAATGATCCATAGTCACCTGTGCCAGACCCGTCTAACGGTAGTTTTGCAACTAATGTTGAATCGTATTCGTTAGCATAGAACTGACCGGTGATATAGAAACTGTCGCCGCTTACTGCTAGGCCGCGACCCTGACGTAGTCTTGTTGCACTATCTGTTGTGGCCTGCAACCAACGCTTGTAGATAACTTCGCCACTAGGTGATAACAAGAACACTTTAATAGCATCCTCCTCGGAATCGTCGTTGTAACCTTCTGTCGCTACCAACAAGTTACCATCTGCTGTGCGAGCAATCATTGAGATATCGTCATCGGCCGAATCTGTAGTAAGCTGCCACTTGATGTTACCACTGGTGTCAAGTTTACTAACCACTGTCTCGCTATCGTCGTCGTTTTCGTGAACAACATAGATATCTGTGCCAATGGTTACAACACCTCTGGCATAGCAGTCGTCGTTTGTGTCGTTTAGCTTACGTGTCCACAGTAGTGTGCCTGTAGAACTAAACTTGTAGACAATAGCAAGATCGTCATTGTTGTCTGATGTTAGATTTCCTTGACCTTCACCTACTGCAATGATGTTGCCACCAGTATCTATAGCCACACTATTGATTTTATCTGTGTTGTTTTGGTCAGTACCAAATGTGCGTGTCCAACCAGGAGTAATCAACAGGCTTTCTTGGCTCAATGGATAAGTGATAGACCAAGCTCCTACGTTACCAAAGTCAACTTGGGTGGTTGTGTCCACTTTCCAAGTTGAGGATTGGCTGTTACCTGAGAACTGGTACACACCCCCAACTGAGCCACCCGAAGCGGCAACTCTCAAGGTCATGTCATTGGCAGGGCTTGCACCGCCTAGGCTGGTACCTGGCACAACAATAATGTCGTTGTCCACATAGTTTGTGCCGTTGC